TCTTAATTATGGAAAACAAAGAAACACTTGAAGAAGCTGCTGAAAGATTATTTAAAGAATTTCAAATAGAAAACCCAATTGTACCCAATAATCACATTAGACCATTTAAACTTGGTTTTATCAAAAGTGCTAAATGGCAACAAGAAAGAATGTATAGTGAGGAAGATATGATTGAGTTTGCAAAATATTGTAATCTCAAAGATGATTTATCAGTTAGAGAACTTTTAGTAATATGGTTTGAACAATTTAAAAAGAAATGAAATGATTGAAAAAGTTATAAGAAAATCTATGCTTATTAGACCATCAGGTCGTAGTACAGATTTTATTAGTCCTTCTTTTGGACACGGTTGTTTAGGTTTTAATTGTTCTTATTGCTATATGAAAAGACATAAACCAATTGGTCTTTCTGTAGCTACTAATACAGGAGATATTCTTACAGCTATTAATAATCATTCATATTTTACAAATGTAGATAAACCTAATCAAACACATGAAAAGTATATAAGCTACGACATTTCTTGCAATGAAGATTTTGCTTTACATTTAAAATATCATGAATGGAAAAGAATATTTGATTTTTTTAAACAACATCCTATAGCAATGGGGTCATTTGCTACTAAATATGTTAATGTAAATTTATTAGATTATAATCCTGAAGGTAAAATTAGAATAAGATTTAGTTTAATGCCTCAAATTATGTCTGATAAATTAGAACCTAATACTTCTAAGATTATTGATAGGATTAAAGCTATTGATGCTTTTATAGATGCAGGTTATGATGTACATATAAATTTTAGTCCTGTAATAGTTGCAGGTAATTGGCTAGAAGAATATGAAGATTTATTTAAAATGGTTAATGATTATGTTGATTATAAAGATGTAGTTAAAGCTGAAGTTATATTTCTTACTCATAATGAAGACAAACATAAATATAATTTAGATAATAATATTGCTGGAGAAGAAGAATATTTATGGGTTCCTACAATACAAGAAGATAAAATATCACAATATGGTGGTAAAAATATTAGATATAGACATGATTTAAAAAGTGATTTTATTAAATCTTTTGTAGAATTACATGATAAAATAATTAATTGGAATACAATTAGGTATTGTTTTACTTTATTATTACCTTTACTTATAATATTATAATTATGGCAATGATTCAACTCAACCCAATGATACCTATATTTAGAGTGTCAGATAAAATGGAAGGTTATGCTTTTCTTGTAATTGATTACAGCCAAGAGCATAATCTTCTGTTTACTTGTGCTATGGATGATGGTCAGATTTGGACTCTTAACAACAAAGAAATAAGATTTTGTAAAAATATATCCTTAGATAGAAAATAATATGAACAAACAAACAGAAATAGAATGGCTATTCAAGCAATTGTGGGAGGAGCCAAAGGATAAGATGGTCTGGTATGCCATTTTGGATAAGGCCAAGGAAATGAAAAAAGAACAAATGGAAGAGATTAGAGAAATGCTTGTACAAGGTGCATTAACTAATATGAGTTGTGCTTCTGCTGTTGTGGAATTTGATAGATTAACTAAACAACAAGAACAATGAAAACAGCAGTTGAATGGTTACATGAAATTGCAAAACAAAGAGAACCTGATAAGTTTGATTGGCAACAAGCCAAAGCAATGCACAAGCAAGATATAATAAATGCTTATAGAGATGGCAGGAGCGACCAACAATCTGAAAAACCAAGTAGATTTTATAATAGGTGGGCGGAACTATATTACTACGAAACTTATGGAGGTAACAAATAACAATAGAAGACTTATGGAACAAGTAAAACAGACCGCAGTAGAATGGTTAGAAGACCAAATTAAAAATTCAAAATATTACTTTAAATTAATGGCAGAAATAAATAGTAGAAGTACAGTATCACAATCTAACATTTTTGAACAAGCCAAAGAAATGGAGAAGCAGGAGATAATTGATGCTGTTGATGGATTTCCTTTAAATAATAGAAATCTTGAAGGCGAAATGTACTACAAAGAAACATACGGAGGTAACAAATGCTAATTAGAGTTAAACATCACGAAACGGAAATTGTTGTTGATGATGTATCAAGCGGAAAAGACTATGGGTTAATTTATTATAATAAACAATATATAATTGAGTTAATAAAAGAAATAGCAAAAAACATCGTTAAAATACAACAAAGTAACAAATGAAAATAGAAAAATGGCTTAAAGATGTCTATTATGATGAATTTGGTACACATATTTGGAATAAAGATAAAGAAGGAGATATTCAAAAAGTAGCAGATATTAGAGGATGGGGTGCTATACAAAACTTATTTAAAACCCAAAAAGAAGCAGAGGAATTTCAAGATGAAATAGGTAAATTTATTGCTGATGCTATCAATGAGAAAATACAAAGAGATTTTGGAGATAAAAAATGACAATACAAGAACTAATAGACCGTAATTATGCTGCTCAAGTTAAAAGGGGGCAGATAACAATGAAACAAACTTTAAATGATTTTCTTAACAAGATAGATGAAGAGGTTAAAGAATTTAAAAATAGCTATACAAACGATGGTTATTTTGAAAATATTGATGACAAAGAACTAATAGACATCATGCTTGTATGTTTGAGCATGGCTAAACACTTTGGTATTGATTGGCAAAAAGTAATGACCGAGAAAGTAGAATACAACGAAACAAGAAAGGATTAAACATAACACCAAAAGAAAAAGCAGCCGCAATAATTCTAAAATACACAATAATTTTAGAGTATGATTTTGTTTCAGATTTAAAATGGTATCCACCTAATGATAAGTACCGAAACAATCGCATTAAAAAAGATGCTAAAAAATGTGCATTAGCAGCTTTAGAGTTTATAATTGAACAAAACAATGTTTGGATTATGCAAACTGAAAAAGGCAATAACAATTATTGGAATGAAGTAAAAAAAGAAATTCAAAAATTATGAACAAACAAGAAATAACAAAAAGATATTTTATTAGATTAGGACATATCAAAAATTATGTAGATAATTATAAACCTAAAAGTAAAAGTGAAATATCTCAAAATCTTCATATTGATAATAGATTAGTATATCATTTAGAAATAGATAATATTATTAAATTTAGTACAGAAACTAATCATTTTGTTTGGAATGATAAAATACCTATTACTAATAAATTAGCTGAAACTATTGGACTTAAAGTTACAAAATCTAATACAGCAGCTAGACAAAAACAAAGAGCAAAAAAGAAAGTTAAAGTAGGTTTTTTCAGAAGAATAATTAATTGGTTGTTTTAATTAAAAATACTATATAATCCTCCAAGTAACTATCATTGATAGATTACTAATTATATAAGTATGAATATTTTACAAAATAGTGACGATTATGTAGCATTTTTAATTAAGCACAAATTAAGTACAAATCAATTTCTGTTGCTTCATTTATTAAATTCTGAATCTATGTTTAAAAGTAATGATAAACTTAGATTCAAAACTATCGGTAATATCTATAAATGGTCAGCAGCTGCTAAGACTATTAAAGGTGCTGGTTGGTCAGAAACAGAAATTCAAGATTTAATAGATAAAGAATATCTGTGGGGTATGAAATCAGTTCAAAAAATAGATGGAAAAGATATATTAACTTATTCCATTGACCAATTGATACTTACACAAAAGTTCTCTGATATTATGTTTATTAATGCTAGTTTTGCATTTGATGAAATTTTAGAAATTTATCCAGATACAATGGATATACAAGGACAAACTGTTTTTACTAAAAGTGGTGATTTAGATAAACTCAGAGAAAAATATGTCAAATTAATTAAAAATAGTATTATTAAACATGAAGAAATAAAAGCTATTATTCAATTTGGTGTAGATAAAGGTCTTTGTAAATACAAATTAGATAATTTCTTAAACGAAGCAATTATAAACAGCGTTAGAAAATTAATGGAGGAATCTTATGGAACAGGAACAGATATTTAATAAATTAATTGAGAATATTGAAGCTAATAAAAGAGCTAAAGAAGAAGGAAAAGTAACTTCAGTATTATTTCCATTTAAACGTCTATCAAATTTGTTTCCAGGTTGGGAAAGAGGACATTATTATTGTGTAACAGCTGCAACTTCAGTAGGTAAAACAAAATTAACTAAATTTTTATCGGTCATTTCAGTATATAAATTTATTAAAGAACATCCTGAAATAGATTATAAGATAATGTATTTTGCTTTAGAAGAAAGTAAAGAAGAATTTTGGTTATCAATGATTTCTTCTTTGTTATATGAAATATATTCCGTATCTTTATCACTTGCACAGTTAAAATCATTAGGTAATTATACATTAAGTAATGAAACTTTAGAACAAATAAAACAATGTAAAGAATGGGTTGATGATATGTCTAGTAAAATAGAAGTTGTTGACCATGTTTATAATCCTTATGGTATTTACAAAGTTGTTCATGATTTTCATTTAACTATTGGTGTAGAAGAATTTGAAGAACAAATTTCTGAAAAAGTATCTAAAAAATACATTCCTAATAATCCTAATTTATGGGTATTTGTTATCATTGATCATTTAAGTCTTTTAACTTCAGAAAAAGGACAGAATCAATATGAAACAATAGGTCATTTTAGCAAACATTATTGCTTAAAGCATTTTGTTAAAAAACTAAATTGTGTAACTATAGCTGTTCAACAACAAGATATGACTAATGATAAACAAGAATTTTATCAAGGCCAATCAATAGATGAGAAACTGGAACCTTCCATTCCAGGTCTAGCTAATTGTAAAGAAACAGCTAGAGATTATCATTTTATTATGGGTTTATTTAGTCCTATTAGATATAATATAACAAGACATAGAGGTTATGATATTAAGAGATTTAGAGATAAGTATGTATCAATGAAGATATTAAAAGACAGACATTACGGTTTAGCAAATGCTTATATTCCATTATACTTTAATGGTGCAACTACTTATTATGAAGAATTACCAGAAGCAACAGTAATTACAGAAGAAACTTACAAAAATTTAAATATATGACGACAGAAGTAACAGTAACAAGAGAAGTTCCTAAAACGGAAATGGAACAATTACAAATTCTTATTGACAGTAAGAGTTTACCAGCAAACATTAAAACTATCGAACAAGCATTTACTATTGCTCAATTCGGTAAAGATTTAGGTTTGAAACCTATGCAAGCATTTCATCAAATTTATTCTATTCAAGGTAGATTAGCTTTATCAGCTAAAGCTTTAGGTGGTTTATTATGGGCTAATGGTGTTGGTTATAAAACACTTAAAGATTATGAATTAGTAGTAAGAGGTAAAGATAAAGATGGTAATGAAATCAAAGACAGAGTAACTACTATTGAATTTTATCGTGGTAGTATTACAGATGTAGCTTCTTTTTATTGGTCAGAAGCTGTAAAAGCAGGCTGGACTACAAAAGACAATTGGGTTAAAATGTCTAAGCAAATGATGTGGGCCAGATGTTTATCACTAGGTGCTAATCGTATAGCTCCAGATAAAATACAAGGTATGTACACAGTAGAAGAAGTTATGGATTTTGCTCCAGATGCAAATGCAAAAATAACTGAAGAAGGAGAAGTAGTAATTTTAGAAAACAATAAATAAAAACAAATATGTCACAAACACAAGTAACAAGATCAGCTTTTAGAGCAGCAGTAAGTCAAGGAATGACTAAGAAAGAATTATCAGCACATTTTAATATTCCAGCAGGAATTATTACAGCTTGGGCTAAAGAATTAGAATTGAAAATCACTATTAAAAGGACTACAACTCCTAAATATGTATTAGTAGATGAAACATTTGAACCAACTAATGAAGGAACTGTAATTTTAGATAATTTAGAAGAAATTAATTAATAAATATATGTCATACGGATTTAACACAGAAACAAAATCAGAATCAACAAACAAACAATTTAATCCTGGTATTCATTCAGGAGTTGAATTAGAATCAGTTGAATTTAAATCTCCTAAAAAAGATGGTTCAGGAGATCCTTCTTTAATGTTTAACTTTAAAGGTGCTAATGGAGAAACTTTTAGACACATCGAATGGGCCGTTGGAGAACAAGCTACAGATGTAGAAAAATCTCAACAATCTTTAGCTAAGAGAGTAAAGCATATTATTACTAAATTTATCCCAGAAGAACAAGCTGTATTGTCTGGTAATAGTTATGCTGAATTTGCTAAAGGAGTTATCAATTTAATTGGTGATAACAACAAAGGTAAAAAAGTAGCTATTAAATTAGTTTACAATGATAAAGGCAATTTAGTATTTACTAAATATGTTGGATTTATTGCTTTAGATGCTAAAGATTTAAGAATTGGAGATAAAGAAAGAATAACTAAAACTCCTATTGCCCCATCTAATGATGATGATTTGTTAGGTAACACAACAGAAGATCTCCCATTTTAAAATGGTAGTTAATTTTTAATTTCCATTTTAATTAGTATATTTGCAACATGAAAATATGTTTTAAATGTCAAATAGAAAAATCTTTAGATGAATTTTATAAACATCCTCAAATGCCAGATGGTCATTTAAATAAATGTAAATCTTGTACAAAAAAAGATGTTAAAAATCGAGAAGAAAAATTAAAATTAAATGATGATTATATTGAAAAGGAAAGAAAAAGAGGTAGAGAAAAGTATCATAAGTATAAATATAAAACTAAAAATACTTCAGCACCTTGTCAAAAATACAGAAAAGATTTTCCTGAAAAATATAAAGCTCAAATAAAAAGTGCTAAAATTGAAGTTTTATTAGGTAATAGACATCATTGGTCATACAATGAAGAACATTATTTAGATATAATTGATATTTCTTTTAAAGATCATAAAAAAGCACATAGATTTATAATTTATGATCGAGAAAGAATGATGTATCGTAGAATTGATAATAATGAACTTTTAGATACTAAAGAAAAACATTTAGAATGGATAATGTGGTGTATAAAGAACAAAGAAAATTAAATTATGTATCAACTCCCAAGTAAACCAGAAAAGATAGATTTTAGTTGGATATTCAGTAGAATTTCTCAAGAAGAAGTCTATCTTTTTTATTTGGGTTTTTGTGAACTTAATAAAAAATTTATTAATCCTTTAAGAACAGATAAAAAACCAGATTGTAAGTTCTTTTGGTATAATAATACTTTATTTTTTAGAGATTTTGCTATTAACAAAACTTATAGTTGTGTTACAATAGTAATGGAAATAAGAAATTTAAATTATTATGAAGCATTAGATGATATATATGAAC